CAACTGCCAATGGAGCGGGAAGTCCTCCGACTTCAAGAAGCACGTCCCGCTGAAGAGCACGGGGACGGTCTTCCCCTGGAATGGCGCAAGTGATCAGGAGGTCCGGCTTTGTGACGAACTAATCAGTTGCCGCATCGCCCAGTGCATGTCCGCCATCCGCCGCGCCCACATCGTGGCTACCCCGGTCGAGAGCAGCGACGTTGGTCGGGCGGGGGTCGTGAGCGCCTTCCTCCGCTGGTTGATCAACTCCAAGATGGACGAATGGTACGAGCAGGTTGAATTAACCCTGAACCACCTCTTCGAGCAGGGCTTGGCGGTAACTTACGTTTACTGGGATTCGCACGACCTGAAGCAGCAACAGGCAATCAACCTCGAGGAAATCGCGCAGGCGATGCCCCAAATAGCCGAGGTCATCATCGACGGCAGCATGGACGAGGAGTTGACCCAGATGCTCACGGACGAATTCAAGGTGAGCAAGACGAAGGGAAAGGCGATGCTGCGCGAACTGCGTGAAACGGGCGAGACCACGGTCCCCGTGACCCGCCAAGTAATCAACCGCCCACGCATCAAGGCACTCTCCCCGAGCGAGGACGTCTTCTGGCCCAGTTACACGATTGACCCGAACGAGGCACCCTACGTCTTCCACGTAATTCGGATGACGCCGGAGATGCTGAAGAGCAAAGTAGCCAGTGAAAATTGGGACGAAAAGTTCGTGGACGCCGCCATCGAGAGCATGGGGGCCGGGGGCGAACCCGAGGCAGGCAATGCGGGCCGTCTGCGCGACGGCGACGACTTCATGGAATCCCCCGACCAGACCTTGCCGATAGTGTACATGTATCAGCGTCTTTTGGATGAGGACTCAGTTCCGGGGATTTTTTGTACGGTCTTTTGCGATGGACTAGCGGACCTATATGGAAAGCACCAGCTACTAGACTATGGGCATGGTCAGTACCCATACAGTGTGGTGAAACTGGAGGAGACGTCGAAAAGGATGTACTCATCCCGCTCCTACCCCGAATTAGTTGAATCTTTGCAACAAGTCCTGAAAGCCGAGACCGATTCGGCCATCGACCGCCAGAGTCTGGCTACGCTACCGCCCCTCCAGCACCCCTTGGGCCGGTGCCCAACCGCATTCGGCCCCGGAGTAAAGTTGCCCTACCGCGTCCCGAACGAGGTAAGCTTTGCGGACACCCCGCGCCTCGATCCGGGTAACATTGAGATTCGTCGCTACGTAAAGGAGCAGGCCGACCGCTACTTTGGCCGCGCTGCCCCCGGCGTAGACCCGACCGAGGCAATGGCGAAACAGCAAGCCACGGTGGACAAGGTATTCAGTCACCTTAAACACGTCCTCGACCAAGTGTTCACCCTTTACCAGCAATACGGCCCCGATGCGGAGTTCTTCCGGGTAACGGGCGTGAACGACGTCCAAAAGTACACCAAGGGTCCGGCTGGCGAACGCTATGACTTCTGGCTTTCCTTCGACGTAGCCACCCAAGACCCGGCCATGATGGTCGAGCGCGTCAAGGCCATAGCGGAACTGGGGGGCATGCTGGACAGGTCGGGCGTCCTCGACACTGAACAACTACTCATCGTAGCCACCGAGCAAATCCTCCCCGGCGCAGCCGAGCGCATAATGATCCCGAAGGAAACCGCGAGCGCGCGGGCCGTGGAAGGCGCCCGCCAAATGATCACGGAAATCTACTCCGGCGTCCCCCCGAACGTTCGCCCCGGAGACGCCCACGAAATTCAACTCCAGACGTTCCAGCAATGGCTCCAGCAACCCGACATTGCCCAGAAGGCCCAGACCGACCCGGCCCTCCAAGGCCGCATCGAGACCACCTTGAAACAACTTCAAATGCAGATCATGCAGAAACAGAACGCCGATATCGGCAGGTTGGGCACGATGCCCACGGGCTTTGGCGAAACTGCGGCAGCTTAGTCGCAAGAAAGGAAAAAGATGAAAGGTTACTCAATCGAGAACGTCGGCGGCAAATTCCACGTAAGGAACCCGCACACCGGGCAAGTCGTGGGCAAGTTCCTGTACAAGCATGCCATGCAGGACTTCCTGCACAAGCAACCCGCCCTTGAGGCGCCTGTTAAGAAACCCGCGCGCGCGAGGGGCAAAGGCGGCAAACTCAAGGCGGACGACCCCTCCACGCCGGAGGTAAACGAGGCATGGAAGGGCGGCAAGGCTCCCGCCAAGAAGAAGGCTCCCGCCAAGCGCAAGGCGAAGAAAGCGAAGAAGAAGTGACTTGGCCTCTCTCCAGCGAGAGTGGTATTGGCTCATAGCCATCGGGTTGTTCTTCCTTGAACGCGACGTCTTGGTAGACCTCCTTCTACTGGCATTAAGCATAATTTATTCGGGAACTCGTTGAATGCCTTTCAAGCGCCTGAAGAACGGGAAGTACAAATCCCCCACGGGAAGAATTCTAAGTAAGAAGCAGCTAATGGCTTATTATGCCCGTCAACGGGCGAAGGGAAAGAAGAAATAGTTGAGCGTCATAAACTTTTTCACGGGGCGGGAAAGCCCGCTCCGCAAGACTTATCACGACTTCGACCTCGAAGAGGCCCAGCAGTCGATGGCCCAACTGAAGGGCGAACCGAATTTCCTAGAGTTCATTAAATTCCGCGAACTCCAACGCGAGGAAGTCATCCGGCAACTTCAGACGCCGGAGGTGATCGAGAGCGTGAACCGTCACTTCATGCTTACGGGCAAGTTGGAGGGGATCGACGAGGAACTGGATTTCATAGCGAATTTGGGCCAATAACCCGGCCCGCCCACACCCAAGCCTCGTCCGGATTCCCACGGGCGGGGCTTTTTTGTGTAATTCCTTAATGATAATGGATTCTCATTAAGGATTGCCCGCCGCTCCGGAATAAGTTACTTTTGCCAACACTGTGGAAACACTGGAAAAAGGGGAAGTCTCCGCGCCCCCTACACCAAGCGCGGTGGAAGAATCAACGCAGCCCGAGGGAAACCTCACTATGGCTCAGTACGCTTCGCAATTGCTAGCGCGCAGGGAGTCATCCGAGGATACACCCGAGGGCGAACCCGAGGAAGCACCCGAATCCGCTGAAGAAGAAGAAGCTGTGGACGAAGGCGATCCCTTGGCGGAGGCCATGCAGGAGGAAGCCCCGGACGAACCGGACCCGCCCGCAGACGAAACCGAACCCGAACAAACCCAATCCAAGCACGCCATTGATCTCGACTCCCTGACGGAAGACGAGACGACGGCTCTGGCGAAGCAGTTGAATGCATCCGCCGTGAAGCGCTTCGGCAAACTGACCGCCCAGAAGAAGACTCTGGCCGAGCAGAACCTAGCGCTTCAACAGCAGATGCAGCAGCAACAGACGACTACCGCGAACGAGGCGCCCGCATTCCTGCGGGAGAACGCCCTTACGAATGCGGTGACCGACGATCAACTGCTGAAGGAAGCCGAGAACCTGAACTCCTTGGTCGAATGGGCCGAGGAGAGCGCGGAGAACGAGTCCCAGTACGACGATGACGGCAACGAATTCGTCGCGAAGGACGGTGAGAAGACCTACACCAAGGCCGATCTCCGGTGCATCAAGAACAACGCTCGGCGCATCCTGCGAAAGGACGTGCCCGCGCGGCAGGCTTGGATCAAGGAACGCCTCGCATCCGACCAACAGGCCGTCCAGACCTTTGGGTTCCTCAGTGAACCCGAAAGCGAGGACATGGCTATGTTCCTGCAAGTGAAGGAATCACCGCTGTATAAACCGCTGGTAGACCATTTGCCCAATTCCAACTTTGCGTTGGGATTAATGGTAAAGGGACTGCGGCAGGTACAGAAGGAACAGGCTGCTGCGGAAGCGAACGGCAAACCCAAGGCGAAGAAACCCAAGGCTCCAGCGGCGAACGTAGAAGCAGCGGGAACGCCGAAGGGACCGAAGGGGGAAGTGAAGGGGAAGAAAGCTCTGGCGGCGGCGAAGCAGAAGTTTGAGGCTTCGGGCCACATGACCGATTACACTACCTACCTGCAACTCAAGCGAGAGGCGGCGTAGAACACTTAACCAATCAACAGCCCAAGGAGGGCATTAGTCATGGCGATGAGCACATCGTACAACGTGGCCGGGATACGTGAAGATTTGACGGACATTCTAACGATTAATTAAGGTCGCCCGCAGGAGTGATCCTGCGGTGAAAACCGGGGTATTAAGCGGGGAAGCTAAAGCGAAAGCCAAGCCAACCCGAACCGAAGGCCAGCAATGGTCAGGGGCAGAGACTAGGAGGCGAAATAAACTCCCACGAGACCCCGGCATCTCACGTAGATGAAAAGATAGTCCGACACTCCGGGGAAACCCGGAGAGGCTGGATAAAGAGCCAGCCGACAACAGTAGCTTAGAACCAGAGTCCACACCTCTCACGAGCCTAGCAAAGAAACTGAAGGCGACAGGAACCTTCCACGAAGTCCAAGCGGATGATTTGAGCACCGCTTCCTTCGATGGAGTAGGCGAAGGCGAAGACGTCGCATCCTTCACCAATCAAGCAATCAACCGCACCCGTCTGGGGAATTACATCCAAAAATTCAGACGCACTTGGATGACCTCGGATATTGCGCAACTCGTGGATACAGCGGGGGTTAGCTCGGAATATGCCTACGGCGAGGGTAAAGCCACCCGTGAGTGCAAACGTGATATTGAGGCCGCAATCTGCTCGTCTCAGGATCGTCAGGCGGACGCCGGAAGCGGCACGCCCTACAAGACTCGCGGATTCCTGAAGTGGATGGGCGTAGGCGGGCAACCGTCCGACGTGCCGTCAGCGTTCCAGAACGTGGCGAACGATACCACGGGAACCCAGACGGAAACGACCTTCAACTCCGTGTTGCAGGAACTGTATGACGCGAACGGCATGCCCGGAGGCAACCTGACGTTGATAGCGGGAAGTACGCTCAAGAAGGAGATTAGTTTCTTCACTCGGGCCGACACCAGCAGCAACGACTCGGTCTACACGGTCACGCAAGCAGCCGATTCCAAGAAGATCACGCTTTCAGTTCAAACTTACGAAGGCGATTTCGGTACAGTTAACATCACGCCGAGCGTCTTTTTGAACAGGACGAGCGGGTCATCCACCGTTGACGGAGACGCCGGCTTGCTGGTCGATCCCGAATACATCGGATTATTCACCTTGAAGGCCGAGAGCGCCACCGAGTTGGAAGACCAAGGAGGTGGCCGAAGAGGTTACGTTGACGTAATCGCCGGACTTTCGGTTTTCAGCCCGAAGGCCCACGGGTACTTTAACTAATAACTTGGGGGAAATATAATATGGCTAACACAGACGTAACATTAGACGACGCCCGCAAGTCGCTACTCAGCAACCAAGCTCGCGCGGCATCGGGGTTCACCCACAAGTGGACGATAAAGTACACGGACATTGACGAAGGCAGTGGTTCCTCGGACACCGTAACGGTATCCTTGGGCGACACCTACGCCGACTTCGTGATCACCAAGGCTATGATCAACGTGACCACGGCATTCGCCGGTACCGGCGCGCTGGTCGTGGAGGTTGGGACGGACGGCGATCCGAACAACTTCATAACCTCGATTACCGTGATGACTGCGGGTCCGACCATATCTGCCGTCGGTGGTGCGCCGGTAACTCTGGCAGGCACCTTTGCGGTGGCGTCGGACGCGCTTGAGGCATTGTTCACCAACTCCAGTAGCGGGTCGCCCTCGGCGCTCACTGCGGGTGAGATGGACATTTACCTCTGCATGGTCGATGCCAACGGAGTAGGTTAACCAGTCTAGTTTTTCTGGGGGATAGTTAGCCGCCGTCTATTGGGGTATGGGCGGCGGTTTTCCCCCGAAAGACCATAAAACTATGGCCGACGTATTTTTGCCTAAGTGGAAGAACGGCAACGGGAGTTCCTTTATGAAGGGACTCGAACGCCATCTTCGCCACGAGGTTGACTTGGAGAAGTTCGAGTCGCGCAAGAAGGAGATCGAGGCGAATGAGGAAGCCCGCTCGATGGGCAGCGCCAAGGCGGACGGCCTCGGCCAACTCAAGTCGGTCATCCCGGCCCGCGAATGGTTCCGTTGGAACCAGAGTCATCCGGGCTGCTGGAACGACAAGGGTTTCCACCGCGAATTCATGCGGGACAATCCCCAATTCAAGGCAGAGGGCAACACCGCATGAGGGTAACCACGATCAGCGGGATGAAGACTTCCCTGCGCCACCTGATCGGCTTGGACGCGCTCCAGTCGAGCGAGGAGGACGCGGCGGTAGCGAGCTTCAACCGCTTCGGCAAACTGGCGTGGGACCGCACCACTTGGCCTTTCAATTGCGTCTTGAAGCAAGTAATACCCGACGTGCGCGTGCGAAGCGTGAACGTGGGGAGCGGGGGAAGTAGCTATTCGAGCGCCCCCACCGTAGCCATCGCAGGAAGCGCGACCGGCACAAGTACCATAAACTCCGATGGCGAGGTAAACGGCGTAGCCGTAACCGCCGCAGGAGGGAGTTATACATCCGCCCCCGCCGTGACTTTTTCGGGCGGCTCCGGTTCCGGCGCCACCGCCACGGCCACCATAATCGCCGTGATCGACATGGGGACCACGATGGATACGGTCTTCAACGTGTGGACGAGTGACCCCTTCAGCGGGAGCGTCCCGGCCCCAATCGCCTTCCGCATCGAACCGGAGGCGGGAACGAGCGAATACGGGTTGGCGGTCCTTGAGAATCATTCATCCACGGCGCCTGTATGGGTGCATTACCGGACGCCATTCAGCAGCTTCGGCGGCAGCGCCACCGACTACCCCGACCTCTTCGCCCCTTATGCCGTTTACGGCAGTTACGGCGACTGGCTCGTGGCGGACGGCCAGACCAGCAAAGGCCAGGAAGCCTTCGCCCAAGCGGAGGCCATCCTAGCGACCGAACTGGACAAGCTGGAGCGTCAGCAGAACCAGCAGTCGCGCATTTTAATGACCACTTACGGAACCACGGCGGCGTCACCGTCGTAACAACGAGGAAAACTATATGAGTTCAGTATCAGAATATCGAGGGTTAGGTCTCAACGGCGGCGCCTATATTAACGATACCGCCACGCACACCGGCACTTGGTTTGCGATTCAGGCGACCGAGGCCACGGTACTCGCAACCCAAGCGAGCAACATCGACAACCTAGACGACATCTGCACGGGACAGGACGCCACCAGTCTCGCCGCCAACACGGTCATCTACGGCGCCTTCACGAGTATCGACCTCACGAGCGGCGCCGTAATCGCCTACAACATCTGATGCCGCAGGGACTGGGAATCCAGTTGGGATTGGGTGGCGGTAGGTCCGCCACTCCCAGCGGCGCACCTGCGGGCGGCACCACCCCCTTTACGAACGAATACTCGGTGGATTTTGATGGCGCTGGCGGTGCCGTAGGTGACCAACTCAACATAGACTTAACGGGACTAAGCGACACTACTGCCGCGACATTTTCCATATGGTATAAAAAGGAAGCTGTGTCCACCTATGCCAATGCTTTTGGGGCGGGGACTTCAAGCCCCGCCATAGATCTTATCGGTTTAGACATTGGAACCTCCGCCCTCCGATTCTGGGTTTATCAGACCACTAGCCCCGTTGGGGCTACTTTGGTGACTTATACTATAACCGACGACGGCGCATGGCATCACCTTGTGGGAGTCTATGACGCTTCAATCACTAATAAGTTGACGCTCTATTTCGATGGATTGCCAAAAGTGACAGGCACTGCAGGGCCAACAGCCCTGAATGCGAGTGCTGTTGCAGGTGGAGGAATTGGATTATTTTATGGTACTGGCTATCCATTCGGCGGACTGCTGGACGAAGCGGCAGTTTGGGACTCTGCGCTGACGGAAGGCGACGTCGTGGCAATTTACAATGACGGGACTCCCGTGGGTTTAGGCACGGACGGATTAAATCTCAGTCCCGTTGGATGGTGGAGAATGGGCGATACGGGGTCGGATTCAGGCAGTGGCGCAGGTCAGGCGGTCTCGACCATAACGAACGCCGTCGAGGGCGGCGTTCCCGCCGAGCAACCTAATAGTACAAAGCAGCCGCTCATCTCGTTAACCGTCCCGACAGCATGAAGAAATACCGACTTTACGACACGACTTCCGAGTGGAACTCGCGCAACGCTTCACTGGAAACCCACCTTGGAATCCCGAACGGCGCGGGAACGCTTCGCTATGCGGACCTTCTGGAGGTGGGGAACGACGAGAACGCCGACTACGGCAAATACATCATGCCTGTCTGCATGAACGGCACATGGAAGTGCGACGATCAATTCGTCGCCTCCAATCTGGTCGATTTCGATCCCACTTGGAATCTCCCTCCCTCCCCACCCGGAGAATGAAGCTCATAGCCGCCATGCTTTTACTCGCCGCCACTTCCTGCTCCCTGTCCAAGCTCGCCCCATTGGGTGGCGCGGTGGTGGGCGGCGCGGCAGGCGGCATAGCGGGACCGGCGGGAGCCGGTGCGGGAGCGGGCATCGGATACGGGGCGGGCAAGCTCTACGCCCTCAGTTCCGAGAATTCGGACTTGGTCGATGCCATCACGGCGGGCGACGTCGAGGCCATTGCCGCCGCCCATATGAAGGGGAAATTGGCGGAGCACGGAAGCGCCTTCGAGAAATTCGCCAGCGGGGTGAAGACGGTACTGTACGTGGCGGGTGCCTTATTACTGGCCTACCTCGCCATCCCCTTCATCTACACGAAACGCTGCCTGAAGAAGGAACGCGAGACCCGCGCCCCCTTCCCGGTCAAGCCCATAGACAAGTGAAGAATCTCCGAATCCTCGCTGAAGCTTACGCTGGCATGACGAAGCGGGCGAAGGCTCTGCTCTGGTTCGCGTCCATCGTAATCGTATTGATAATCTTCGAATACTTGAGCGGATGAGCGAAATATTGGCTGATCGAACCATCTGGAGCGGCATAGGCGGCTACGTAACGAGCGTCACGCTGGCCCAATGGAGTCATGCCGCCAGCATCCTCGCGGCTCTCTGCACCTCCACCTTCATGGTCGTGCGCATCATACAGGTACTGAAAGCGAAGGAGGCCAAATAGGGTGCCTCGGTATTCCAATTACGGCCCCCTCGACAACCGGGTCGTGGCTGAAGGCGACCACGGCTTCCGGGCAATAGATTCATACTTGGAATCAACCACTTTGACGGGCGGACAAGTGACCGCCTCCGAAAACTTTCGCCTCGAAGGCGACACCGCAACCGTCCGAAAGGGCTTGGACTTCTTGGCCGGTGACGTGACCCTGACCTACTCGGCGGGCACGGAACAGGTCTTCGCGAGCGGTATCTTCAGCGACCCCTTGAGTGGCGATGAATTCCTTATAGTAGCCACCAAGGACAAGGCAATCCTCTGGAATGACTCGAACGCCTCGGGCCTGAACATCGACTACGACGGAAGCGAAGTCGTAGCCACAGGCGACGGGGCGACCTTCACCCAGAATTTCGACAAGGTAATCCTGTGGCGCGGCAAAGACAAGAGACCCCTCGAATGGGACGGCGACCTGACCAAGACGGGTTCCGACATCGACAGCAGTTTCGACCCGAAGACGGGGAGCGCGAGCGGGGCGGGCATAGCCTGCCCGAACTCGGATTACGGACTAAGCTTCCGCAACAGACTTATAATCCCCCAAGTCACGGACTCTCTCTACACCGTGCTAATGTCGGACCTTTTGGACTCGAACAACTTTACGACAGCCGACTCACAATTCAGAATCAACAAAGGCACAGCCGATTTCCTCGTAGGATTTTATCCCTACATGGAGGATCAGTTAATTTGTTTTTTCCGCAATAGCATTCATCTCGTGTCAAACGTGGCTACCACGAGCGCATCCGGCGTCTACGAAATAACCCGCGAGTACGGTTGCGTAGCCCGCAAGTCCATCGCCGCGAGCGGACCCCAATATTACTTCCTCTCTGACTCCGGGGTCATGGTCATGCAGCAAGGACTGGACCCGGCGAAAGGTCTGGGGGTGGCTATCAGCAAGATCAGCGGCGAGGCCATCCCCTTGAGCCAACAGGTACAGGATCAGTTTGCCGACGTGAACTTCGCCGCCGCCTCGGGCGCCACGGGGATCGTGTTCGACAATAAATATTATCTGGCGGTCCCCACGGGCACTTGCAGCAGCGCCGCCAACAAGACTAAAGCCGCCTGCTCGGCGGCTGGCGGAACTTGGACGGGAGCGACTACGAACACCGCCATATTCGTCTACGATATAATTCAAAAAGGCTGGTCTAGCGTTGACCGTTACCCCGACGCCTTCGGCTCCCTCGACTTCGCCGTGGATGACTGGGTGGTCTGCTCCCACGGGAGCAACCCCACGCGGCGCCGACTCTTCGCCTGCAATACAACGGGCTGGTATTTAATGGAAGAGTCGGAAACCGACGACAGCGGACGCAAGATCGGGGAGGACTCCGGAGGGGGTACGACTACGACGAATACCGCCATCCCCGCCAAGTTGAAGACGCGCAGCTACACCTTTGGCGACTTGAGCGTCAAGTC